AAGACGAATTTGCTTTAATTGTCCTGTTAGCTCCAGCGATTTTAGTTTTCATTCCTAGTATGACAGAGTATGTTAGGTCAGGATTTGAAGTATTAAATACTTTGCCAGAGTGGTATCAGTATTTATTATTTATAGCAGTTAGTAGTTCGTTTGGTATTAAAGGCGTAGGGCAAGCAATGAAAATGATAAAGAGGAAATAATGAAAAAGAAAAACAAATCAACAGTTAAAAAAGTTATTAAAGGTCTTAACAAAGCATCTAAGTTACATGCGGGTCAGGCTAAAACATTAACTAAAATAATAAAGAAAAGATAATGGTACATGTTTGGTTAAAGATTTCTATATTTTTTAATACAATAGGAAATTATTTTTATAAAAAACATGTTAAGTCTTTAAGACAAAAGCAAGGGAGATAAAGTTGGATATAAGTAAATTAAGAGAAGAGATAGAGTCTGACGAAGGAAATGTAAAAGAAATTTATTTAGACCATTTAAAATTAGAAACTTTTGGAATTGGGCATTTGGTAAAAAAGAATGACCCTGAATATGGTATGCCAGTAGGAACTCCAGTAAGTAGGAAAAGAATTAATTCTTGTTTTAATGATGATATCCAAGGAACTGTAGAAGACTGTGAAAAATTATATAAAGATTTTTATAGCTTGCCTGAAGAAGCAAAGATGATCTTATGTAATATGATGTATAATTTAGGCTACACAAGACTGTCAAAATTTAGTAAGCTAAAGGCAGCTGTGGATAAAGGTGATTGGGAAAAGGCATCTATAGAGATGACCGATTCAAAATGGTATAGACAAGTACCAAATAGAGCAGAAAGATTAGTTCAAAGAATGAAAGAAATAGGAGTTTAATATGTTTGGCACATTATTTAGTTTAGCTGCCCCCGCAATACTTGGCCCAATGGGCATGTCACCTATGATAGCAAGTGCTATAGGTGGGGGAATAGGATCTCTTTTAGATGGAGGCAGTACTAAAGACGCTCTTAGAGGCGCAGCATTAGGCGGCCTTGGTGGTTATTTTGGTGGTCAAATGGGGTCAAGTGCTGTAGGAGGAGTTAATCCAGCAAATCCAACAGCAGGATTAGCAAATGATGTTACATCACAATTATCACCATTTGGTCCCGGTATGGACTCTGCTTTACACACACAGTTACCAGCAAATATAGCAGGCACAGCAGCGGCTCCTTCTCTTATGTCTCAACTAACAAGACCAGAAGCAATAGGAGCTGGTTTAGGTGGCCTTGCTGCTAGTAGTATGATGAAGCCTCCTGCTATTGAAAAAGAACCAGAAGAAGAAGTTATAAGAGGTATGCCTATTAAAAACACATCTGTATTTGGTGATATGGGTTACGATGCAGGTGCTAATAAAGAATTAGATTATAACATAGCTAGGAACTATGCAGAAGGTGGAGATCTACAAGATCCTATGGCTATGGAAATGGGACTAGGTTCTATGCAAAGTGAAGGCATGGGTGAAAGTGGCATGAATGATAAACAACTTATCAGTGGTGCTATAGATGTTATACAAGGTGAAGTGCAAGATCCAGATCAACAAAAAGTTATATTAGGTCAATTTGTAGCTCAGTTTGGTCAACAGGCATTACAAGATTTAGTTGGCAAAGTTCAATCAGGTGAAATTGGTGGAGAGCCAAAAGAAGGTGATGGCATGGTAACAGGCGCAGGCGATGGCATGGCTGATATGGTTCCTGCTTCATTGGGTCAAGATCAAGATGTCCTTTTAAGTGATGGTGAATTTGTTGTTCCTGCTGATGTTGTAAGTGGTATAGGAAATGGGTCTTCAGATTCAGGCTCTGACAAACTTTATGAAATGATGGATAGAGTTAGAGAAATGAGAACAGGTGGTACAACACAACCTCCTGCAGTACCATCTCAAATGATGTTGCCTGCATGATATTTACATCCGTTCCTAAAGAAGGTTTAAATATGTTTTGGGAAGATGTGTCGGAAATGCTTGCAAAAGCAGTAAATACAAGCAGTGGTAAATTTCATATTGATGATATTTATCGAGATTTAGAAGAAGGCACTTATAATTTATGGTTAGCTATAGATGATACAAAAGAGACAGGAAAAGTAGTGGCAGGCATTACAACTAGAATAGTTATTTATCCTAATAAAAAATCATTAGCTATGGATTGGATAGGTGGTGGAAGAATGTCAGAGTGGATGCCTTTGGCTATGAAAGATTTAACATCATACGCTAAAGACTGTGGATGTTCTTATTTAGAAGGCTATGGAAGAAAAGCATGGATGAGAGTGTTAAAAAAATATAATTGGAAACCAGATTACATTGCTTATAAAATGGAGATAGAAAATGGGTAAAGGCGCACCAAAGCAACAGCAACAAACAGAACAGAATATAAATCAAAGTGCTTTGCCTGCTTATGCAAAACCTTATTTTATGGACTTAATGACAAGATCAGAAGCAGAATCTAAAAGAGAATACACTCCTTATGAGGGTCAAAGATTAGCTAATGAAAATTCTGACATAACAGCATCTAGAGAAAAAGCTAGACAAACAGCACAAGCTGGTATGCCCGGATATGATGCAGCTAATGCAGGGTTAGCATCGGCTATGGCCAGAACTAAACAAGGAATGAATTTTAGCCCTGAAATGTTTGACTCAGCTCAAGCTCAAAAGTATATGTCTCCATATGTACAAAATGTATTAGATGTTCAAAAAAGCCAAGCTCTTTTAGATTTTGATAGAGGCCAAGGTGATCGTAACTTTGCAGCTCAACAAGCTGGAGCTTTTGGTGGGTCTAGACAAGGAGTTCAACAGGCTTTAGCTGGTCAAGGTCTTCAAAGAGATATGCAAAGAATACAAGCTGAAGGACAACAAAAAGCTTTTGAATCAGCTCAACAACAATTTGGGGCTGATAGAGACGCTAGATTTTCTGCTGAAAAAATGGGTCTTGGAGCGGCAGACGCTATGACTCAACAAAGTAAAATGTTAGCTATGTTAGGTGAAAAAGCAAGAGCAGGAGACATAGAATCAGCACAGCTACTAGAAAAAATAGGGAAAGATAGACAAGCAAGAGAGCAAGCAGGACTTGATATAGGTTATGAAGATTTTGTAAGACAAAGAGATCAGCCTAGGGAAGACTTAACATTTATGTCTTCTATACTTCGTGGTGTTCCAGTTTCTCCAAGCACAGAGTCTAGTAAATTTCAAAATTACGATCCAATTAAAGATTTGTTAGGCACAGGAATAGCAGGTCTTGGTTTATATAAAGGGATAACAGGCTAATGATGAATGTATTGCAGGTTCAAGACGACCTTAAAAACTTTTCTCAAGATCAATTAATAAGTGAAATGCAGCAGCCAAGTGGTAATGCCCCACAGTTTCTTGTACTTTCAGAACTTAATAGAAGAAAAAGAGTTAAAGGTGATCTTGAAGCAAGGCAAGCAAGCACACAACAAACTGTTGCTCAAGATGCGGTGGCTTCAGCTGGCGTTCCACAACAAGGAATGATGGGCATGTCCGAAGCTATGGCCCCTCAAAGCGCAGAGTCAGGCGGCATTGGTGCTATGATGCCACAGACAATGAAGAATGGCGGAGTTATTAGAGCAGCCGATGGCTTGCCTGAAGAAACAAACTATGGAGATGAATTTTTAAAATATATTGGTGACACAGGAGAAGACATATATAGGGTTGGTAAAGCAGCATTATCTGGCCTTGATGAAGAAATGTTACAAAAATTAGAAAATCAACCTGATGATACAGCATTAGGAAGAAGTGGAAAATTTTTAGGAAGAATGATAAATGAAGCTCATCCTTATAATTTAGCAAAAAATATTACAGACCCTTTGTATAATTTTGCTACTAAACCATTAAATGAATATGATGAAGATACAGAACAAGATAATAAAAATATTGCAGAAGAAAATAATGCACTTATTGGTAATGGAAATAAAGAAGTAGAGACTAAGCCAAAGTTGGAATCAACTTCTACAGAAGAAAAACCTTTGACTATTGAGCAAGAGTTACTAAAGAGGCAAGCTGATTTAGAAAAAAATAAAAACTCAGATAAGTGGATGGCACTTGCGCAAGCGGGACTGGCAATAATGGGTTCTAACAACCCTAATTTAGCAGGAGCTATTGGTGAAGGCGGAACCGCAGGTCTAACTGCATTTGGCGATTCCAATAAGCGTTACCAAGAAGGATTAACAGACATACTTAATGCAAGAGCTAAGATGGAAACAGCTCGATTAAGCGCAGCAGGCAAAGGTAGATTGACTAGAGCGGGAGCTTTATCAGCTATATCTTCATATAATAATTCTATTACCGCTATAAGAAAAGAAATAGGTTCACTTATGGATTCTAGTGGTGCGCCCGGTGTTGACGAGCAAATAAACCAATTAAAAGAACAAATAATTGGCCTTGAAACAGAAAAATCACAGTTATATGATAATGCTAGAATAAGACCTAGAGCGTCAATTAATGTGGGAAAGTTACCATCTAAACAAAAGGCTTCTTAAATGGGAATGTATTCAAATATAAGTCCTACATCAGGAAAATTATATGACTTTGAAATTGAAGGGGACACTCCTACAAATGAAGAAGCGGATAAGATTGCTACTTATTTAGCCAACGATGGATTGCTTACAACAACAGAAGAGCAAGCATCTTTAAGTGAAGATGATGATGCAGGATTTTCAGAAGGAATAGGTAGGGGTGTTGACCTAATACAACAAAGTTATGGATCATCATTAGAAGGAGCAGGAAAGGTACTTGGTTTACAGGGCCTTCAAGATTATGGTGCTAGTGTTGCAGAAAACAATAAAAAAGAATTAGAAGAATCAGCAGGAAGTGCAAGAAACGCAGGCAGCATAAATGATGTTGGTAGCTTTGTTGACTATATGCAAGTTAATTTAGGTCAACAATTACCAAATCTAGCTCCAAGTTTAGCAGGTGGATATTTAGGCGGAAAGGCAGGAGCCGCTATTGGTACAGCTGTAGTACCGGGACTAGGAACAGTTGTTGGAGGAGCAATTGGAGCTGTGACTGGTGCAGTAGCAGCAAACATACCTTTTTTCTATGGTCAGAATCGTGAAGCCCAAAAAGAAGAAATAGCTAAAGGAAATAAAATAGAAATTAATGAAGGAGCAGCTTTATTAGCCGCCCTTCCTCAGTCATTGTTTGATGCAGTTGCAGATAGATTTTTAATAAGAGGCTTCTTAGCACCGTTAGCTAAAGGTGGTGGTATTTTTACAAGAGCTGGAAAGGGAGCGGCAGCTGGTGTTGTAACAGAAGTGCCCACTGAAATTGGTCAGCAAGTATTAGAAAGATTACAAGCTGGAAAGCCTTTAGGAGATCAAGAAGCTTTAGATGAATACATGGAGGTAGGTATTGCTGCTGGTCTATTAGGTGGAACTGTAAAAAGTACTGGTGAAATTATAGGCGGCCAAAGAGGAGCTAACAAATATTCAGAATTGGCTCAAGACATTACACTCCAACAAGAGCAGGCTATTCAAAGACAAAAAAATTACGAAAAATTTAAAAACTCTTTTAAGCCACAAG